AACTTATTGGCGTTGGGAAGAGGACCTCGAAGAAATCTTTGCAGAGTGTGGACTCTCATTTGAACTTCGTCGAGATACGATTAAGGGCGGTAGAATGTACCGTAGCGCGAAAATCTGAGGAAAGACGGTGGCAGCAAAAAACGATATTACTGGCGATGCTATCAAAAGCAAAGCCGCAACGAAAAAATATGAAGATGGGTGGGATCGTATATTCGGTTCAAAGGATAGAGACTTAGCTTACGAGTCTGATAATCCTACTGAACGACCTTACGATCCTGGGCAAACTATTCATCCGGCAGAAACTCGGTATCCTAAAGCAGCTGAGAAGTTTGACTGGAATGATAAAAATCAAAAACATAAGCAACAGGATCATACTGAGCTTAATGGTGATGGTAATCGTGAACGAGGCAGGTATGGTGAAGATCTAACTTAACTCAGGACGAAGCAATGCCAAAGAAAAAACCTCGCTATAAACAAATCCAAGCGGGACAAGATTGGTCGGATTCAGAAACTTGGTATGGACTAATAGCAGCACTAGCATTATTAAGTTTTACTTTTTTTGGATTTTTCAGTGGTGGAGGAATTTGGCAATGATTAAGATTTATGGTACTCGCGGATGTGGGTACTGTACACAAGCTGTAAAAGAATGTAGGAAATATGGAAAGCCGTATCAATACTATGATGCAGGAATTACCATGTATTATAAAGAACTAGTAGCAACCGGTTGCGATACTCGAACTATGCCTCATATTTTCTCTGACGGTAATTACATAGGTAATCTTAACAATCTTAAAAAACACTTAAGGATTCCAAGTGGCGTACTCTGATAAAGTGATAGATCATTATGAAAATCCTCGCAATGTCGGTAGGATGGACGAGAAAGATGATGATGTAGGAACAGGCATGGTCGGTGCTCCGGCATGTGGCGATGTTATGAAGTTACAAATACAAGTAAAAGATGGAGTGATATTAGATGCAAAGTTCAAAACTTACGGATGCGGAAGTGCTATCGCGTCTTCCAGCTTGCTTACCGAATGGGTTAAAGGAAGAAGTCTTGATGAAGCTGAAGCGATTAAGAACACAGACCTTGCTTCAGAGCTTGCCCTCCCACCAGTTAAAATCCACTGTAGTGTACTTGCAGAAGACGCAATCAAAGCTGCAGTAAATGACTATAGACAAAAACATGAGGAAGTATAATGCCTATTAAATATAAAGAAGACACTGTTGTTAAAGACCGACAATCTGGTAAGACTGAAACACGACGATCTTACATTAAAAATATTTCGACTGACGAGCTGAAGAATGCTCTTGAAGGTCGCAACACTTTGCCAAAGCTCAAGCAAAAAATTCGCAATGAGCTTACGAGGCGAAAAGTAGATTACTGATGGAACAAGTAGTCCAAGCACATCAATGTCCTGATGATATGGTGTGTCTTACCAGCGAACAGTGGTTTGACTTTGTAAACGAACATGAAGTTGAATTGACTGATGAGTTAGGTTCTATGGAAATGGCAGATATCGGTGATGCGCAAGCAGTAGCTGATTTTACGTGGCAAGTATTATTTTTAAGTCCTTGGGAACTCGCTTACATTGCACTACCAATGAGCGTGTTAGCATTTTATGGTTTATCCATATACGCAACATTCAAATGGTTACAAAAAAAATTTAGTTAAAGGAGAATAATAAAATGCAGCACAATAAGTACGATGTAAAAGTACTCAAGGTAGTCGATGGAGATACGGTAGACGTAGACATTGATTTAGGCTTCGGCATTACGCTCACAGACGAGCGCGTACGGATCATGGGTATCGATACACCCGAGTCACGTACTAGTGATAGGGTCGAAGATTTATTCGGTGAAGCTGCAAAGGCTCGCTTGAAAGTATTACTGAAAGGTGGTGCTAAACTAATGACGACCGAAGACAAGCATGGCGAAGACATGAAAGGTAAGTTCGGTCGAGTACTTGGTGACTTCGAAGTCTACGATGGAAAGAATGACCGTTGGTGCCGAGTGACTGAGATCATGGCTGAAGAAGGTCATTGTGTACCTTATTTCGGTGGAAGTAAGGAAGAGACTCAAGCAGCTCACTTGGTCAATCGTGAACGACTCCTATCAGAAGGTATCGTTGACAAAGCTAAGTACGACAAAGCAGTCATTCTGATGGAAAAAAAGAGAGCAAAAGAAGCAAAGTAATATGATTACTATGTCACAAAAAGCTCAAGAACATGCTATTAAGAGTCTTAAAGCTCGTAATAAAGGGGCAGGTATCCGTCTTGGTGTAACAACCACCGGATGCTCTGGCCTAGCATATATTATAGAATTTGTTGACATTCCACAAGAAGATGATATAATATCTAAATGCGGTGATGTAGATGTATTCGTAGATCCTAAAAGTAATGTGTACATAGACGGAACTGCAGTAGACTTTATTCGTACCGGATTAAACGAAGGATTTGTGTTTAGAAACCCAAATGTAGCAGCAGAATGTGGCTGTGGTGAAAGTTTTACTGTTTAATTGAAATAAACAGTTGACAATCATGTCAGATCCTGGTATAATAGAAAATATTGAATCGTGGAGATCTGTATAATGACTATGCATCTAATCCGAGGGGCCAACTCTCTCAATACTCGTAAACCCAAGCGTAAGCTAACTAAAGGTCGTATTAATGAGCTTCAGCTAGCTTGGCGCACTCACAACAAGCAAATGAAACAATCCGGCAATCATGATTTGCGCTATGATACGTTCGAAGAATATCTCGATTATTGCCACGGTAAAGTAAAAGTAAAAAAGGAATTCAAAGCTTATGAACCGAACACATCGTATCGCCGCGAGACACCGCACTATCCATCGTCAAGCCTCCCAGCGCCGAACAAGCATGCGCCTGGGAAGTCGGCAGGAAGATCAGAACGACAGCAGTACACAGGAGACCTCGTCATCGGAATCGCTACAATGCACAAGTCCAACGCAGTCCCAGTCATGCGAGGAACCGAGCAAGCTAAAGAGATCTCCAGAATGGGAAGATGACCCTTATTCACTTTAGTTATATCCTTATTCCTAAATGATCTAAAAAAAGTGAAAAAAAGGTGTACAAGCGGTAAAAATCCTGTTAGAATGGTACTCATAAATTAATTGATAAGGTTTTTATATGTTCTTTCTAGTTTGTAATGGTTTTCGTAAAGCAGGTCCTTTCGCTGATAAGCGTATGGCTGAAACTGTTCGTTTGACTTATCCTAATCCAAAAGCTTTGGTTATCAAGCAGGATGGCAATTGGAAAGTCAACTGTGACTTCGCTGATGTAGGTGACAAGGTTGAGTGGACTGGTGGCGCAGGTACGATTCAAGGTCATGTCGCTTATATCAATCGAGACATGCCTACTGGCGATCCTCGTAAGAATGCTGACTATTACATGATTCGTACTGAAAAGGGACGTGGTCACTACATCAACAGTAACATGATGAAGATGCTACGTCCTAAAAACCTTTCAGCCCCAGTTCAACAGGAGTTATTTGCATGAGAGATCTAATATTTCGAACTGTAGGTCTCATCATGATTCCTGTCTTTATGTGTATACTTGCTGTAGCAGCCTCAACATGGATAACAATGATATGATTACTAAACTTCATCTCAACGCAGCTGTTCCTTCGTATTATTTAGAAGGTGAACTTGGTGAACTCGTTCTAGATATCGTTGAACGAGCTTCGAAAGAAGAAATTGATCAAGATCAGTTCATCGATCATATGCAGGGCTTCGGCTTTACTGCTCAAGAAATTATGGACATCTATTGTGATGACGTACTTCCTTGGATTTTAGGTAAGCTGGCATGAACGGATTTCGTAAGCTTCAAGAACGTCTTCGTGAAGAAGGCTGGTATGTAGGATGGAATCATTACTGCTGCCAAACATGTGCTTGGGAGGACGTTCCTTTTGAATTTGATGATGGGACAGAAATTGACTTTTCAAAAGTTCTCTTTAATCATAGCCAAGACTGCGAAGTATATGATGATGACGAAGCAGAATGTGAGTTCTGTGATGGTGAGGGATACGACGAGGATGACGAAGATTGCGCTGAGTGTAACGGCACAGGCATGAGCTACTCGAATCTAAACACCGATGATTACGATACGAGTCAGCCTGGGTTTGTTTGCAACACGCCTGAACAACAAGACGATAGTACTTTTTGCTTTGATGGTAGTGCTGAAGGTGTTAAGAATCTCAAAGCAATCCTTCCTATTATCGAAGAGTGTGGATGCGAATGGTTTTGGGGTGAGTCCGGCGAAGAACGTATCGAATTGACGTGGAAACTGAAATGAGCATGAATCTTAGAGAAAAAATAAATATGCGAATGGACATACTTCAAGATTGGATGGAAAACAATTACCATCTTAAAAATCCTGAAGCAGTCGTTGAACATATTGAAAATGTCTCTAAGTTTTGGAGTGTGCTTAGTGAAGAAGATCGCGATTATATTCACGGTTGTAGATATGCAATTGAAGAAAAATCGGAGTGGAACGTATGACCGAATTTAATAGTGTAGTAGAGCGACAGCGAAAAATGCTAGAAGCTGAAAAGTGGGCAACTCATGTTGCTGGTATTCATGTTCATGGCTTTGATTCTATGTGGTATGACGACCATCCTGAAGATACGGAAGGTACTAAAATGGTTACCGACATAGAATACAACTGTGGTCGAATCGAGAGACTTCAGGGTGGTAAACATCTTCGTAACTTTGGAGAAGAACTCCAAGGCGAAGCATTACTGGATGCATACTTAAAAGGCTAGCACATGAAAATTACTAGAACTCATGCTGGTATAGCAATCATATTGTTATACTTCTTCGCTCAATCGTATGTTGTAGATGCTCAAGTAATCAGTGACGATGAGTATTGTCTTGCACTGAATGTTTACCACGAAGCTCGTAGTGAGAATCTTGCTGGTAAGTTTGCTGTATCAGATGTTGTACTGAATCGTGTTAATGATAATCGCTATCCTAATACAATTTGTGGTGTTGTAAAGCAAGCTGTATTAAGTAAGTGGCATCTTGAGCAAGGGCGTGAAGTACCTGTTCGAAACAAATGCCAGTTTAGTTGGTATTGTGATGGTCGTAGTGACGATCCTACTGATATGGATGCTTGGGCTGAAAGCCGGCTCGTTGCATATCAAATGATCGAAGGTGGTCTGTATCGAGGTATCACTGAAGGTGCAACACACTATCATGCGACTTATGTAGAACCTTCGTGGCGTACGCGGTTTAGTTTAGTAGGTCACATTGGTTCTCATATCTTCTATAGAGCAGAGTGATAAATATCTCTATCGTATATTATGAATGGAGATAACAATGGCAGTAGCTGGAATCGATTACAGCTTAACAAGCCCAGCACTATGTATCCACGAAGGTGAAACTTGGTCGTACTCAAATTGCAAATTTTATTACTTGGTAAAAAATGATAAGTTGGCTCAAAAAACTAAGCAGTACATTGGTGAAGAATATCCACACTGGAATCATGATGTCCAGCGTTTTACAAACTTGGCCAATTGGTCAGTCGGTCATTTATCTAGATCGAACGTCACTCGAGTTGCTCTTGAAGGATATGCATTTGGTGCTGTCGGAAGAGTCTTCCAGATCGCAGAAAACGCAGGAATCTTAAAACTCAAACTATGGGAGACTGGTCTAACCGTATTAACGCCAGCTCCTACTGAGATTAAGAAGTTCGCCACCGGCAAAGGTAATGCAAATAAAGAACGTATGGTGGAAGCATTCGAAGAAGAATGTGGTGTCGATATAAGAGACGAACTTGGAATTAAAACTAAAACTTGGAATCCTATTTCAGACGTAGTAGATGCATACTACATATGTAAGTTTGGATTCGAATATAGGAACGACTTATGATAGTAATATTCAACGGGCCTCCGGGCTCAGGTAAAGATGAAGCTGCTGCTTTCTATAAAGAAAACTTTGGCTTTGGTAATCTATCCTTTAAGTATCAGCTATTCAAAGAAACCATTAATCACTTTGAAGTTGATGAGCAGTGGTTCATGGAAGGTTACGATGATCGAACCACTAAGGAAAAGCAAGAGGTTGCTTTGAATGATATGTCTCGTCGCGAAGCTATGATATACGTGTCGGAAGATATCCTTAAGCCAAAGCAAGGCTTAGATTACTTTGGTCGTACAGTTGCTGAAGAAATCGAAGATGGTAATCATTATGCTATTGCTGATGGTGGATTCGTAGAAGAGCTTCAACCTTTGGTCGAACGAGTAGGTGCTGAAAATATTGTAATCGTTCAGCTTACTCGTGAAGGGCATGACTATTCTACAGATTCTCGTCGTTACTTTAATGGTAGACTACGTAAAACATTTACTATTAACGAGTCGACGGAAATTGAAAGTCAATATGTGTTGCCTGAGGAACTCAACATCCTCACATATCGTATACATAATAATGGAAGCATTCGTAATTTTCATGATGTGCTAAATAATATTTTTGAAGAATTAAGTGAACAATATGTTATCGAAGAAACTCGAGGGAATACCGATTCCCAATGTGATAAATCTAGCTGAGTGCGTTGACCGTAAGGAATATACCGAAGAACATTTTCGGAACTTAGGTATTCCTAACATACATATGCATACCTATAAGCGGTATACTGAAGATCCAGATCCGATACCTTTTGTTGGAGACCCAGAGCTCATCAAAGGTATTACACCTGGCGTTACTTCTTCTCACCTACTTACAATCAAGTGGTGGCTAGAAAACACCGATGAACCTGCAGGAATCTTTTTCGAAGACGATGTAGATTTCTCTGCAATAGAGCATTGGCCCTTTACGTTGCAGGAGTTTATCGACAGATGTGGTGATTCGTGGGGTGCTTTACATCTATGTAATGTATTTGAATATCCCTATGACGTAGACAACGAATATCCAGCAATGGTACCTCGTAGACGTAAGATGTGGGATCATGGTCTGCAATGTTATATGCTCAAGCGAGAATATGCACAAAAGATTGTTGACTACTATTTCGATTCGCCCAAAAGGCAAATTCACATTAGGATGCCATTAGCAGCTCCTCCTTCTTTTGAAAACAATGTATTGCATGGCTTCGGGCTAGTGGTGTCATTCCCTTTGTTTAATCAAAATGTAACTGACTTCCGCTCGAAGAATATATACTATTACAACAAGCAGGCTCAGTCTGCAATTTATTCCTACGAGTTTATTAAAGCATGGTGGGAACTAAAAGGCAGCAAAATGACGCTAGAAGAAATTTTTGACAATGACCGTGAGAGTCATAAAACGTATGGAGTATTAGAATTATGAGTTGTATCTACAAAGGCGAAGTAATTGACACAGAGTTGTCTATGAACTCGTGGGGTGGTACTGAGCAGATGAGAACAAGACTGATCAAGAATATCGATAAGTCTTTATTAGAAAATGTGGCAGTTCATTTGTCTCGACCCAGGGAGCTATATGATGATGTACCGAATATCCTTTGGTGTCACGATTTAGCAGAAGACCCAGAAAACAAAATCTTAAGTGATGGCGGATGGGAAAAGTTTGACCATTTTGTTTTTGTATCAGCGTGGCAACGAGATCAATACATTCTGAGATTTGGTATTCCATTTTCAAAGTGCGCAGTCATCCATAATGCTGTCGAGAAGGAATATAGCCCACGTCAAAAAGATATGGAGACGATTCGATTCGTTTATCATACAACACCACATCGTGGCCTCGAGCTACTGATTCCTATCTTCGAAGCTTTGTCTAAAGAGTTTTCGAATATTCATCTTGATGTATTCTCAAGCTTTGACATTTATGGTTGGCCTGAGCGAAATGCTTCTTATGAAGGTTTGTTCAAGCGGATTGAAACACATCCTCAGATGACTTACCATGGTGCACAGCCAAATGAAGTGGTACTTGAAGCATTGGATAACTCACACATCTTCTTGTATCCGTGTATTTGGACTGAGACTTCATGTATCGCTTTGATCGAGGCAATCAAGTCTCAGGTACTTTGTATCCATCCAAACTATGGAGCACTGACAGAGACTGCATCGAACTCCACAGTCATGTATGACTTTAACGAAGATCCACAGGTTCATGCTAACTATGCATTCTCAGTAGCTCGCCAGGTTGTTCAGACTATGGTCAATGATCCAAATTACTTTCATGGGTTTACATACTCAGATCGATTTAATTTAGCAAGAAACAATATTCCTTCGTTCCAAACCATGTGGACCGCGGTTCTTTCTAGGTTTAAACAAAATAACAGTTGACAGTTGAGTCCAGTTGTGGTATAATGGTACCTCAATTTGACAATGGAATAAATTATGGCTATTTTAGTTGACTATAATCAGGTAATGCTGGCCAGTCTCTTCGCTGGGATTGGTAACCACACTGACATGGACGTGGATGAAAATCTTCTACGTCACATGTTCCTCAATTCGATTCGATTCAATCGAAAAAAGTTCCACAATGAGTACGGTGAGATCATCATCTGCGTTGACAACAAAGATGTATGGCGGCGAGATTACTTCCCTTACTACAAAGCGAATCGTAAGAAGTCTCGAGACGAGTCTGAACTCGATTGGAATAAGTTGTTCGAATCGATTCATCGTATTCGTTCTGAGATCGACGAGTTCTTCCCATACAAAGTAATCAGTGTAGATCGTTGCGAAGCTGATGACATCATTGGTACTGTTATTAATGAGGTAGGTACTGATCTTAACATAGGATCTGAAAAGTATCTCATCTTATCTGGTGACAAAGACTTTATTCAGCTCCACACATATGCTAATGTAGATCAATACAATCCTGTGTTGAAAAAGTGGGTAAGAAGTGATAGCCCTGATAAATACCTTCAGGAACATGTTCTAAAAGGTGATGTTGGTGATGGAGTACCAAATATTCTAAGCAGCGACAACTGTTTAGCTATTGGTGAGCGTCAAAAGCCTATGACTAAAAAGCGTATCACTGCTTTCTTAGGTGATCCTGAAGGCTCTATGGATGAAGAAACAAAGTTAAGATATAATCGAAACAAGAAAATGATTGATCTTTCTCAGATACCTTCAGAATACCAAGAAAAGATTCTTGAGCAGTTCAACATCGATAAGGAAATTGGCAGAGAACATCTATTCAATTACTTTGTAAAGAAGAAACTCAAGAACTTAATTACTGACATACAGGATTTTTAATAATGGCAATTAAATTGGCAATCTCAGAAATACTAGCTGAGATGGGTAAACTAACTAAAAAGCAAGATAAGATTGACTTTCTTCGAAAGAATGATTCGCAACCTTTTCGACAAGTAGTTAGACTCATTTATGATAAGGATGTTGAGTTTCTATTACCTGAAACTCCTCCGCCGTGGAGGTACAATAAGCTAACCGATGCACATACTATGCTGTATCGTGAAGCTCGTCGTTTACGTATTTTCGTAAAAGGCGGTGGTTATGATCATATCGCTCAACTTAAGCGTGAAGCTTTATTCATCAGTCTTTTAGAAGATCTCATGAATGAAGATGCAGACATTCTTGCAAAGAATATGATTTCGCATAAATCGGTAAAAGGTCTTACATACAAGACGCTTGAAGAAGCGTTCCCTGATCTCTTTACCACTCCGATCAAACTAGATTAACAAGGGAAGTGTGACACCATGGCTAAGCGTTTTAAAGATATCCGTGACGCTGGATTTGATGACTGGGAAGATGTTCGTAAAGAAGATCGTTTCAAAGAAAAAGAAAAAGGAAAGCGGCGCAAAAACAAACGCAGCAAGTACGAAGAAAAGTACAAAAATTTCAAAGACTTTAGAGATGAGAAATATTAATGAGAGAAAAGGTAATTTTAACTGATTGTGACGGCGTCCTACTTGATTGGGCATACTCATTCAACCAATGGATGAGTCGTCACGGTTATAAAGAAATGCGTACCGATACTTATAGCATTAACGATAGGTATCTAATTAATAAAGGTGATAGTCGAAGGCTAGTTAGAATGTTTAATGAATCAGCCTGGATTCGTAAACTCCCTCCGTACCTTGATGCTATTAAGTACGTTAAAAAGCTACACCAAGAGCATGGATATATCTTCCACGCCATTACATCGTTAAGTAATGATGATTACGCTCAACACTTACGAACTAAGAACTTAATTGAACTATTTGGCCCAACAGTATTTGAAAAGTATACGTACTTGGACACTGGAGCTGACAAGGACGAAGCCCTAGCACGCTATAAAGATAGTGGGTGTATATGGGTTGAAGACAAGCCGGAAAATGCCGATATAGGAATTCAGGCCGGTTTAGATAGTATCTTAGTTGACCACCAACATAATAAGGATTATGTTGGCGACGCAAAACGTGTATATAATTGGAAAGAAATCTACAATTATGTAGTCGGTTAATTATAAATAATCCTTATATGAAGAAGAGAACCAATTGATGCCAACGTACTCCTTCCGAGACAACAACACACAAGAAACATTTGATCGTATGATGTCATACGATGATAAGCTCAAATTCCTCGAAGAAAACCCTCATTTAGATCCTATTATAAATTCAGCACCGGCATTAGGTGATTCGGTGCGACTTGGTCTGAAAAAACCAGACCAAGGATTTCGTGATGTCCTAAGAAACATGAAAGCCAATAAGGCTTATTCAGGCAACAAGATCAACGATTTCTAATCCTCTTGATCTTGATTAAGGAGGTTTTATATGTCGAAACAACGTCGCTTAACTACAAAAGAGAAGCGTAGACAACAGCGTGAGAATAATGGAACATTGAATTCCAAGTTTAGCATGAGACAAATCAGACCAATTACACAAACACAGGAGGATATGTTCTACGAATATCGAAACGGTAAAAATATTGCTGCAATAGGAACGGCAGGAACTGGTAAAACTATGTGTGCATTATATCTTGCACTTCAAGACGTACTCAGCGATGAAGGTTACGATCAAATAGTTATTATCCGATCCGCGGTTCAGACCAGAGAGCAAGGATTCATGCCTGGTACACAAGCGCAAAAGGAAGCAGTATACGCAATACCCTATGCCGATATTACACGTGATTTGTTTGGTCGAGGTGATGCCTGGGAAATTCTCATCCAAAAACGCCAAATTAAGTTTATGACTTCATCTTTCGTAAGAGGATTGACGTTTGACAATTCAATTATCGTAGTAGACGAATGCCAGAGTATGACCTATCATGAACTTGATAGTATTATTACTCGGGTAGGTGAGTCTTCAAAGATCATTTTCTGCGGAGACACCAGACAGGATGACCTGGCTGGATCTAGAAACAGGAACGATGTTTCTGGCTTAGTATCTTTTATTAATGTGATTAAAAGTATACCTTCATTTGAACTAGTTCAGTTTGGAGTCGAGGATATTGTTCGCTCAGGCCTCGTAAAGGAATACATAATCGCAAAAGAAAGATATGAAACTAAACCAATGCGAGCCGTTGCATAAATAAAAAATAGGAGGTGAAGGCTGTCCTGTTTCGATAGGGCAGCTTTTCTTTATCATTAAAAACGAGAGACTAACATGAGCACTCAAGAAATTCAAGACTATAAATTAAACTGGTTGATGACCCAATCATTTAGAGTCATCCTTAAGGATGTTGAAGGACCTGCATGTATCAAGTGGATCAATTCTAATCTTGACGAAAAGGTCTGGGAATACTCAATCGATCCAGACGATGGGCAATACACTTTTCAGTTTGAAAAGGCTGCTGACGCTGCTGCATTGCAAGAGCAGTTCACAAATGACGATAGAACAGTCGATGTTGGCTAAGTATCTACTTTTTCACTTAGTATACACTTTTTCACCGTTATGGTGACAATCCGCTAAAATAACAGTTGACAATTACAATTAGCTGTGTTATAATGGTACATTCAAATTGAAAAGGCTATATTATGTTTACCCATGCTGATCATGGTATTGATCTACCTACCCTAACACGTAAGACGACAGAAGCTGGACGTCGTTACTTTACTCCCACAGGCGAAGCCTATCCCTCAGTAACTACCGTTCTTGGTATCCTTGGTAAGAAGGAACTAATGGAATGGCGTAAGCGAGTAGGTGAAGATAAAGCCAATCAAATCTCAAGACAAGCCGCAGGCCGTGGTACCGCAGTTCATAAACTCTGCGAAGACTACATTGATAATAAAGAAGACTATTCTAAAAAGCACATGCCTGCAAACATTCACATGTTCAATACTATGAAGCCATTGCTTGACGAAAAAATAAATAATATATGGTTCCAGGAATGTTTTCTCTATAGTGATGAACTCGCAACAGCAGGACAAGTCGATTGTATTGCTGAGTTTGAAGGTGAGTTATCAGTGATTGATTTTAAAACATCACGTAGACTAAAGAGTCCTGATAAGATCCAGAATTACTTTATGCAAGTTTCTTTCTATGCGAAGGCCTTCGAAGAGCGTACAGGCACTCCTATCCGTAAAGGTGTAGTACTAATAGGGGTAGATGATTCTGAACCTCAGACCTTTGTTATCGACACAGAAGAATACATCGAACATTTTAAAGCTGTAAGGGAGGCATATTCAAACCTCTATGAAAAAGACAAAGTACGTACTAGCTGATAAGAAAATGGGAGTCTTCTTAGGAACTTACAATAGTGAGGAATGGGGAGACGACTCTGATGAAGGAAAGATCTATATTTGTTTTGCTTCTCAGAATCCATTCGGTTTAACCAGCGCATGCTCATTCAAAACAAAGGAACACGCACGCTTCTTTGTCTCGAATGCCTTTCCACCCAACAAAAGAAAGGACCTGCTTATTTTGCCGGTTGAGTCTGAAACAGAATACCCTAGTGCTATCGAGCTAATCAAATCGGGACACGGTGACTTTACTCACGATATGATTGATGGCCTATTCGATGATAAGTCACCACAAACGATACATTGACATGAATTCAAAAAAGCTAGTTAATGATGCCCTCATGTTCGCTATCAAAGCACATGGGAACCAAAGACGAAAGTACACAGGTGAGCCGTACATTACGCACACTGTTGCTGTTGCTGAAATCGTCGAAACTGTTGATCATACTCCAGATATGATTGCGGCTGCTCTGTTGCATGATGTCGTAGAAGATTGCGATGTCACTATGGACGAGCTATGCAATAAGTTTGGACCTAAGATTGGTATGTATGTTCACTACTGTACGAATGTTTCCGAAAAGATGGATGGAAATAGAACGTTTCGTAAGAAGATGGATGCTGACCACTTCGCTCTGGGACCTGCCGAGTCTCAGACTATCAAGATTGCTGACTTGATCTCGAATGCCGATTCGATCATTAAGCATGACCAAAAATTCTTCCACAGAGCTTTCAAGCATGAGAAGAGATATATGCTCAATATGCTTACGAAAGCAAATCCCATCTTAGTCGAACGAGCCACCCATATGCTGGAAAGCCATTGGGAGCAGGCCATATAACTTTTTGATCTAAGAACTTCAATCTTTATTCCAAAATGATCTAAAAAAAGTGAAAATAATTGCACAAAAAGGTGTACAACCGTTGCTTTTTAGGGTAGAATGGTACTCATAAATTAATTGATAAGGAATGAAAAACATGAAAGTAACTGTCTACCACAACGAAAACCTCTTCACTCGACACAACGACGAAAAGGTAGTCTTTACTCGAGTTGCTGTAGTAGAAGCTCCAATGGATGATGTAATGGAAGCTTTAGAGTATGCTTATCGTTGGACTAACAACGTTATGGGTTCTTGGTCACGTACCGACATCGAAGATAACGGTGACTTCAATCCTAACGTTACTCGAGTGGCTTCACTTTGTGAAGGTGGATACGGTCTTCGTTCTACATCGGTTGGTGACGTTATGTTCACTGAAGATGGGAAGTATGAAGTTGCTCCAATGGGTTTCAAGAAATGTGAAGAAATGGAGGATGTAGCATAATGACTTTGAAAGAATACTTTTCGTACCTTGATGCTCTGAGAGAGGGTGGTACCATCAACATGTTTGGTGCTCCACGACATCTGCAAGAAGCATTTGATCTTTCTAATGAAGAGGCCAAAGAGATCTTTTCTGCTTGGACTCAAAACTTTCGTGAAAAAATGGAGGATGTAGCATAATGACTGTTAACGCAGCAATTAAAATCATTCGGAAGGAAGCAGCCTTCCTTGGCATGACGTTCGACGAGATTGTAGAGTTTGCTAAGCATACCCCAACGGCTTTCCCACTTTCTGCTGTTAAAGCGGTGAGTGTGTACTCTGACAGTCCTCTGCCCGAACTTGTACGAAAAGGACCTCAGCAATGAGTAAAGCATTCGCAATTCTTTTAGTCATTGTAGCGGGGGTATTCCTCGCTCCTTTGGTCACGATCTGGGCTTTGAACACGTTGTTCAATCTCGGTATTGCGTTCACAGTAACGAACTGGCTAGCAATTTGCTGGCTTCAAACAGTAACATTTGGAGGTCTGAACTACAGGATCTCCAAAACGAAAAAAAATTGAAATTAAATCAAAAAAACAGTTGACATTTGCTTTGAACTAGAGTATAATAGTACTCATAAATTAATTGAATAGGAAACTACATTATGTCTCATGAACTTGAAATGGTAAACGGCGAAGCTCAAATGGCTTATCGACTCTCCTCTGGTGTGCCTTGGCACGGTCTTGGAACAGCAGTAGAAGACGACATGACTCCACGTGAAATGCAGGTTGCTGCAGGACTCGATTGGAAAGTACGTCTTGAAGATTCTTATATTAACATCAACGGTGAGCAAGTTCTCACTGGTCAACAAGCTTTGGTACGTGATACCGATAACAAGATTCTTACAAACGTGGGTGGCAAGTGGAATCCATGCCAAAACGACACAGCCTTCGAGTTCTTTAACGAATTCGTACGAGCTGGTGACATGGTAATGGACACTGCTGGTTCGTTGAAAGACGGACAAATTGTATGGGCATCAGCTGATGTCAAAGATGGATTCACTCTGTTCGGCGGTGACGAGGTGAAGGGCTACCTTCTATTCTCGAATCCTCACGTATACGGACGTTCCATTGATTGCAAATTTGTAATGACACGAACTGTTTGTAACAATACCCTCACTATGGCTCTTACCGAAAAAGGTCAACCTGCAGTACGAGTTTCTCATCGTAATGAGTTCGATGCTGATCAGGTTAAAGCTGCTCTTGGAATCTCACATATGCGTATGGGACAGTTCAAAGAAGCTGCTGAGTTCCTTGGTAAGAAGCGATACACCGACGAGTCGTTCAAGAACTTCCTTGGACAAGTCTTCGGTACTTCCTCCCAAGAACATCGCACACTCAGCCGAACCGCTGAACGTGCCTTCGAAATTGTAGACACTCAACCAGGCGCGGACTTTGCTCGTGGTACTTGGTGGAATGCATACAATGCAGTCACTTACATGACTGATCACGAGCTTGGACGTTCTGCTGATGCTCGAGCCACTTCGGCTTGGTTCGGTACAAACGCTAAGCGTAAAGTTGCAGCCCTCGACCTAGCGGTTGAAATGGCGGAGGTAGCGTAAGCTACCTTTTTTTATTAAGGAGAAATCTTATGGAAATGTTTAAAAATATGGCGGTAGGTCTCATTGCGATGGGAGTTATCATCGGCGGCACTCAACTGTTCCTAATGGTCGGTACTGCAATCGGTGGTGATAAGGAAGCTGCAGCAACAGCACTCATCGTAGTCTCTGCTCTGTTTATGTCTTACTACTTTGGTAGTCTAACTCGGTCTGTTTTCTTTAGCAAAAAAAGTTAAAAAAACAGTTGACATTTGCTTTGAACTAGTATAGAATGGTCTGTATCTTAAATTGATTAGGAATTTGTTATGAAATTAGTGAATATGAAAAAGCGAAACTCTGAGTCCTACATTGGAAGTGCTGACACACAATGTGTTGGTGACATGATGCAGATTGAAGAAATACGCGGTATTGTAACGCATTTGAATAAGCAGCTTCGTGAATCGAATGCTGTGGATCGTTATGGTTACGCTTTACAATACCGCGTTTCTTTGAAAGGTAGGGAAGCAATTGAGAAATGCCCTCGTGGTAGATCTTATCGAATCAACGGTGATGTGTATGGCGGTATCGCCAATTCTAAGCGAATCGACATCTACATTCACCAGCGTAGGAAATGGTAATGAAAATCAAAATTGAAATTGAGCTTGATACTGTACGTGATGCTGATGAACTTCTGTCTATCGTAGATATTATTGAGCAAATCCGTGAACGAACGAACGAGGAAGATGATGATTGAGATTCTACAAGAAGTGACTGACTGGTCTAAAGCTGGTCATCAAGTTCAAAATGGAATTTATCACGTAAATAGTGCTGGCCACTTGGTTCAGTACAACGACAAGGTGTTTAAAAATCCGCTCAAGCAATTTAGCAAGAGTCGTCGTAAGTTCAAGAAGATCGGCGAGCGTACAGAAACGTATCATCCGAATGTAAAGCGAATAGCAGGATCCAGTGGTCGTATATATAATATATTGGACGGAAAATGTTCTTGCCCTGGATTCATTTATAGAGGAGACTGCAAGCATGTTCGTAGTTGAAATACTAATTCAGTTATTATTCATATGTGGTGCACTACTATTTGTGTGTACGTCAGCGCACATCCAAGAAGAGAAAAGACAGAAAAGAACAATAGCTCTTCCTTGGGAAAAAGGATTTGTTGGATGGTCGGCATACCTTTTCGGTTCATGGGGTAAGTCAGCGAAAGATACGTTTGACAAAAGTAAGGTGAAATATTTTGATGGTGATAACACATAGGGGGTATGTGTATGGCGAAAATCAAAGAGTTCTTCCGTGAGATGAAATGGAAACACATAGGGAAGGTCGCATTAGTGATCGTCCCTGTTCTTGTATTTGAAGCATGGTATCATACAGTCCGCTTTGTTTGGAAAGGAACCGAGTGGGTAAGTGTGAATGGTGAACGCATTTTAGGTGATTTTTTTGGAACATAATTATGGCAGAGAAAATGCATAATCTGGAATTTGACTTCCAGGAAAAGAAAGCTCTACGAGCTCTTGTAAAAGAAATCGAGCTTTACAAACTGAACAACAAAAGCTTTAAACTTCCAGACAGCATTGAAAAACACTATTTGGAAATTTGCAAGCTTTACTGGAGACAGCTAGCAGACGAAGAGTACGAAGCAACTACGTTTCATCGTCTACCTATTAGATAATGACAGAATAGACAAAACTGTCAATATTATGACAGCGTAACCGTCAATAAATAGACTGCTGTAAGATTTTAATTGATAAATAAGCTATGTAGTTTGAATGAATCTATATAGAAACATTGGTGAACATTATGAAATTGATCAAATTAGGGTTAGTATTGTTACTCGTGGCATCAGCTTGTGCAGTCGCTCAAGAAAATGAAACGACTCCAGACGATGGAAGTACATTACCGGACGATGTAATACGAACAGATTCGATATCGACGAGTACGGTAACTACGCAAGGTAACACTACTACAACTTTGAAATCACCACCTGCATCGGCGATTACTCCGACGATCAACACATCGAACTCGGATCTTTGTACTTTCGGTGTAGCAGGGGCGATTCAAACACAAATTTTGGGCATATCGACAGGGACGCAAGTTACTGACGATAATTGCGAAAGGTTAAAACTTTCAAAAACTCTATACGACATGGGAATGAAAGTTGCTGCAGTATCGACAATGTGTCAGGACAAACGAGTCTTTGATGCAATGATGATGGCCGGTACGCCTTGTCCTTACGATGGGCAAATCGGAGATGCAGCCAAAGTCGCTTGGCAAGCTGATGTTGAAGCTCAGCCAAACGACACTAAAGAAAAGGAGGGCATGAGTGATAGTTCGAAGACACTTCTTGGCGGGGCTGGCGTTGCTAGTTTGCTCCTCCTACTCTTACTCTGATTCGTTTACGACCGAAACTCAGTACGGCTCAACTAACAATGCCGCTGATTTTGGTTTGCAGTGGGTGATGCAGAATATATTACCTCAGCAAGCTGGTTTAACAGTGAATACAGTCATCTATCGTTATACAACGATTAAAGAAGAAGATGACGATATGCTAGTGCATGTTCAAAACGAGAATGCACAAGGGCCTGGATATATTTTCCGTGAGACTGATGATTGGTCGGGAATCCCAGGCAACACAATTAATAAAGCTGTAGGTGTATCGAATATACCTCGAGAATTATGGGGACTGGGTTCGATTGAAGTTGAAGGCAAAGGTAGCGTAGAAAATCCAATGGTTGTCTATGGATACAAATACGATCCTTGTTTTGATCCACAATCTGATCCGCGGTGCCCAGGCTGGAAAGATCCGTCGATACCTATCGGTGGTGAAGTTGTCGCTTATGATCCAATGGACGATGATTTAGTCCAAGCAGAACTTGATAGAAAAGCTGTAATGGATGAAGAAGACGAAGACGAACGACAGCGACAAAAATTCGCTGAGGAGAAAGAAGGCGAAGACGAACGCCTCGAAAAACTTCTCGGCGTAGAAAATGGGACCGCTATGGCGGGAGCTTCTCAGTTAGCTTTTGCAGGACTACAAGCATTAGACTTGATCCCTACAAGCTACTTAGTCGCATTGCCCTCAACGACTTATATAGAAAAGGTTGAGCTAAAAGATGGTACTCTACCCGATAATAGTCGGGCTAGACGAGTGAACTTTGCGCAAGATAAATTGCATAATGAGTTGGTAAATTTGCAGTATAAAAGCGAAAAATAATAAGGAGAACAATAGATGTTCAAACTGAATAAAGTAATACTCGGACTGGC